TGATTCAAATGCTCTACCATCTTCTGTAGTTCCATAAAGTGGACCTTCTTGGTAGTCTACTCTATTTACATCAGGTTCATCCATTATCCATTCAATGTCTAATTTTTGCCATACACCATCAGGAATTACATCACCTATAGCTTCATTCATTTTAGATTTTTGGTAATCTAAGTAATGGTAAACTGAAGACATATAGTCAGATGCTTTAGTTAATTTAGCTTGAACCCATGATTCTAATTGTGACTCATCGTCAATCATATCACATAAAGCCATAGCGTATTTTTTCATTTTAAGCATTTGACTTTTAGCCATACCACCTTCATAATCCATACCATCGTCACCTAAAAAGTCTTGTGCATCTGGTTCTGGAAGTGCTAATTGAGTATCTTTAACATCTAAATCAGCTTCTTTAAGATATTGATAAAGACCCATCTTTTTTCTAATATGGTTTTTTATTATGGTGTCAGCATGAGTTCTTGCAAATCTATTGGCCTCACGTGTGTGTTGGACTTTTTTACCATTTAGTGAAACTATATCAATTTTATTAGGTAAATCAGGTCTAACCTCATATTCAACTTCTATGTTGTCTATAAAAGTATTAAATCCTGTTTTATTAATAGCTTTGGTAATTGAATCGAATGGGTCAAATTTACGTTTTATGGAGGTGGTGTTAACCCCACTATGCCCCTTTTTTAATTTACTATTGTCTATCCTTACTCCATCAAAATAATCACCTTCAGCCATATCAGTATAACCCATGTAGCCGCTTTTTTTCTTACCTTCTTTAAATACAATTTTAGTACCATCAACTGTAACTTCACCTTTATTATGAAGTTTAGCCATTAATGCTTTAGTAAATTTAATTGTGTCTTCTTTAGATTTACCTTCGTCCATATGTTTTTTCATAAGGTGTTTAAGGTCTACAGTAAATGTGGTATCAGCAGGTAATTCGATTGTTTTAGCTTCATTAGTACGTTGTCCTGCGGCGTAAGCGTCCTTAATAGCTTTAATCATATCAGTAGGTTTTGGGTCTATTTTTTCTAACCTTTTTAATACTGCCTTATATTCGTCTTCTTTAACTTTACCTTTAGATAATCTTTCAATAAAATTAAGTTCATTAAATTTTTTCTTTTTATTAGGTGTATCTAATTCAAGTTCATCATCTTCTAAATTTTTATCATTATCTGTATCAAAGTCACTTAAATCGCCTAAAAAGTCTGATACAGGTCCCCCATATTTACTACCACGAATAAAGCTAGCTATAGCATTTTCCTTCATAGGTGTAGTATTATCAAATTCGCCACTATCTAAAAAAATTAATCTTTTAGATATAAGATCTTTAATAGAATCTTGGGCTGCTTTGTTACCTTCAGCTTGTTCATACGCCGCTTGTAAGCGTTGTACTACTGGATCGTTTGAATTAATTTTATTCATTAATAAAAGACCTGCTAATAGAGCAACTCCTCCTAACGCGTTAGCTAATTTACCTTCACTTATTTCATCTAGGGGCCCACCAGCATTTAAATAATATTTTTTTAAAAAGTCAGCTATATCACTATTACCTTTATGTTGTGGGTAATCTTGATATACATCATCTAAAAATTCTTCTAATGAAGAAGCTTCCATAGCCTTTATTTCAAGATCTTTTGCTACACCTTCTTTCATTGATTTAGCTTTTTTAATAGCAGCATCACGTGCAGCTAAATAATCATCAGAATCAACATCACCGTCGCCATCTAGATCTTTGCCTTTTTTTTCAGTTGTAATAGATCCTCCCATTTTTAAAGTTTTTAAAGCCTTAGCTTTTTCATCACCTTTTAGGGCTTTAAATTCGGGATCTTTAAGAGCATCTTTTACTGCTCCTTTCCCTACAAATGTTCCTTCGTCTAAAAAGCTCATATTATTGTATTATTTTAATGGACAAGCCGTTACTTTAGTAGCCCAAATACCTGCTGCGACTAGGAATCCTAATCCCCACCAGCCATTAACACCAAATAAATAACCGGCTCCTACAGCTAATACGTAGCCTCCATAGCATTTAATATAGCACTTGATTTTATCTAATAAACCAGATTCTTTAGCGTCAGTATAAGCGTCTAAGATTTTATCGTCTACGTCTGTTTTTTCTAAGGCTTCTTTAATTTTGCCTAATAACTTTTCATCAACTTCAGTTTTATCAAGAAGTTTCTTAATTTCGGTTTTGGGGTTAATTTTCCTTGCCATGTTTTATAATTTTTACAGTCAAATGACCCTTTCCTTTAATAAGGCGGTGCCATTGGTGTTTTTCAATAAATATAGGTTTATCTAGGGAGACAGGTAATTTGTTTTCTAGCTGTAGCATCCAATTAGTTTCATGGGTAGCTTCAACAGTTCTATCCTCATCATCCATATGCCATTTAAGTTCACTCCATCTAATCCATTTAGGGAATAAACGTTTTTTTCCTAAATTAATATAAGGTTTACCAATAAGTAGAAGCAGGGGTCCCAAGACCCAATTGCTTATGGTATCTAGGAAGATTACAACTCCAGTAACTAGCTTTAGTCCTGTCTTTTTTATTTTTACAATCATGTCTTGCCGCAAATGCTTGCGAAGCTTTTTTATTTCCTAATTTTGCTCTTAATCCACCGGAACCAAAAGTAACTTTTTTAATTTTTTTAGTTTTAGGGTCTCTAACATAAACAAAATATGCTTTAGGACCTCCTCGTTTTGGTTTATTTAGTGGTGGGTTTTTCTTTTTCTTTTTAGCAGCCTCCATAATGTATGGAAGGTCAAGTGGTACTAATTTACCTTCATATATTCCTTGGCGTCCTGCATCTGTGTACATAAAATATTCATCAGATTCAGATAAAGTCATTTGATCAGCTTCCCAAAGTTTTCTTACTTCTTTAAATAATTTAACGTGGGCATTAGAACTAATCCTAAAAACAGATTCATTTAATGGAATCTCGTTATCTAAATGGTATTGTAAATTTTCTGAAACTGTAGTGTTTTCATTTAATTTTGTACCTTCGCAATTACCACAACCACAATCACAGTCAGGTTTGCCAAATAAGAGTTCTTTAAGTTTTATCATCATTTGTTTTGTTTTGTTTATAATCAGCGACTTTTTTTCTAAAATCTATAAAGTCAGCTTTTATCTTTTTAGTAAGTTCATCTTTATTAGTACCTCCTTTCCATCTTTCAACTTCACCTTTTTCAGAAACATATTGATCATTTGATATATTTATTGATTCTAATAAATATTGCTCAAAATCATCTATATAAGCTATAGAATTATCTGTAATTTTATTGGTCTCATATTGTTCATATTTACCTTCTATTTTTAGCTTATGTTCCATATCAATAACACAATCAAAGCACTTTTTATGTATATTATACATTTTAACATCATTGCGCTTTTTCATTATTCCCCCACATGATGGACAAAATAAAGGTAAGATAGCTTCTTTTTTTACTTTATCAAGTTTAGTAGCAGTTTGTTTAATTCCATCTTTAATTGTCCAATCTTTTCCCCCTTCAGTCCATACATCACCTTCTTTATGGTCTATTTTTTTAGTAGTATAACCAACTTGAACTTCAGCAGATTCACCCGTTTTACCTTTAATAAGGTTACGCATACGTTCTACATCTTTTCTTTTAAATTCTTTATTTAACATAACTTATTATTTTATTATTGATTTGTAGGGGGAACATCTTTTACATCAAAAAGAAATTTAATTGAAGGGTAAAAACGTCTTTCTCCTGGATCATGTTCATAATAATTTGATTTTTCTTCAATTTCAAATCCTTTTTGTTTAACCCAATTAATAACTTTTTCAAAGCTTCCATCGAATACTTCACTATTCCCTACAAATGAAATTTTACCATATCCTTTTCCTTTTAAACGGTCATTATCAGGTCTATCATTTCTAGGGTCATACATTCCCATTGTAATAGAAATGTTATGACTAGATTTTAGTTGATCTAGTTCAGATTTAAATTTTTGCTCTAAATCTTTATACTCAAATAGTTCGTTTAATATGTTTTTTAATTTCATTTTTTCTGAAAATCTGAGGATACACCTCCGGTTATAAATTTGCCTGTAATTTTAAAGGGCTTACTGTGAATTTTAGGATCACGTATAACTACACCTTCATGATCATTAACAGAACCCATTGGCGAGTCAAGTACGTCTAAAATTTCATCGCCTAATTTCTCAGTTGCGAGGTATGTTGTAGCTCCCTGAATAGCTTTTTGGATATCTTGTTCGTTATCAAATAAGTCGTCTATTGTTTCTCCGCCAAATACCGCGAAATACACCTGCTTACTTAGGGCTCCGACGTCCTTGGTGCCTCCCGTCTCTAAATTCATTTTAATGCGAGCATCTGCGGGAATATCGGTGACATCATTCAACCATTGGGCCAATGATTTGGTTTTAGCACCTTCAGCGAATTCTATTTTATATTGTTGTCCTAATGCTTTTTTAAAGTCTGGGTCTTTAGTAAATGTTGTAGGAACTGAACCATATATTTCAAATCCTCTTTTTTTAGCGAAGGGCTCAAGAGCTTTTAAGTACCTATCCATATCAGCTTGGTTAAAACTTTTTTCAGTAGTAACACGTTTCGTAAGCATTTTACGAGCACCTTGTACTTCTTTAGTTTCAACTTCTAATAAACCATGGAGCGCTAAGAAATTCTTACCGTAATCTTGGACATTAGATTTACCTGAAACGTATTCCATGTTAAACATGATGTTTGGGTTTTCCCACAAACCTAATGCTTTAAGTTCGCCTTCGGTTGAAGATAAAGCATCATTAAAAATATCTAATACATCACCTCCTGCTTTAACCATACCGTGACCAGCACCAAACCTGTCTTCTAAATCGACTTTAGTAATACCTTTTAAATCAAGTGCTTTCTTTGAACAACGGTCCATAGCAAATTCACGTTTACCATCAGTGTTTATTAACCTAATAGAGGCGTTTACCCCATCTATTTTAACAGCACCTGGTTCTTTTTTAAGGCTGTCAGCAGCTTGTTCAAATGATTTAATTAAATCACGTCCTGTGTTTACACTAGGTAAATCAAATGGGTGAGCCATATGACCTGCTGCTCCCCCTTCACTAATAAGATTCTCAGTAATTACATCTAACCACCAATCTTGAGTAAATGTGTTTTCTTTATTAAGCTTAACTTTTGCTTTTTTAGTATTTTTTACAAATTGTTTTCCACTTTTACTACCTTTAACTTTTTTCCTAGAAGTAGAAGCACGTTGTGCTTTAGTAAGAGAATTTGCTTTAGCACGAGGTAAACAACGTTGTGTTGCTTTACCTTTAGGCATAGTACCACATTTACCTGCGATATTTCCTTGGGTGTCAATGCGAACCCAATCTTCTTTACCAAACCAATTTTTTAAACTTTCGTCTACACTACCTTCAGTAACATTATATTCTGCAATAATAGCAAATTGTGGATCATTAAAAAAGGTTTCCTCTAAATTTTTTAATATAGATAGTGTTAAGGATTCATTTCGTTTTTTGTAACTTTTTTTCTTTTTACCTTTAGTACCTTTAATTTGTCCTTTACAAACTCTAACAGCACGTCCTGAAAGATATGCTGAGGATTTTTCTCCTGCTCTTTTACGAGCGGCAATATATGCTTTACCTCTTTTACAAAGTTCTTCATATATCAATTCTTCGGTTATTTTAGTTATTAAATCCATATCTTCAGTGTATCCTAGTTTTTTAGCTTTTTTACGGTCATTAGTAAATGTATCACTTGCTTTATATCTTACTTGCTGAACTTGATTTGCCTTGTAAGGCGGGAAATTTTCCTTTTTTAAACGTTGTGTTTTAGCTTTTGAGGCCTCTTTACGTTTTTCAGCGTAATCTAATGCTGTTTTCAAACGGCGTTTAACGTCAGGATCTTTAGCTCTATTATATGCTGCTCTAACTCGTTGGTGTATTAAATTAATAACTTGCGATTGACGAGCGTGTGATTTTGATTTAAATGATGACTTATTTAAAGTATCTACTATATCTTGTCTAGAACTAAATTTAACTTTTACTGTATCATTTGGGTTTTCATCTGTGTATAAACGTCTTCCTGATCCTTTTGGTTTTTTACCTGTGCCTTTTTTAGGGTCACCCTCTTTAACAGGTTCATAAGCAGACCCATAAGGAGCAGCTTTACCTTTATGTTTTTTTTGTGCTTTTGGATCTATGTTTTCCTTATGGGTTGTAGTTTTTAATGTTTTAGATAATTGAAGTGCCTTATAATATTTTTGATTTTTATCACCTAATTGTACTCCTTTTTTATCATCATCTTGATCCATTTTTTTAAGACGTGCTAATTCCTTATTAATTAAAGAAAGAGGAATTTTTTCTCCATCTTTAATTCCTAGTCTTTTTCTAACGGTACCCTGTTTTAAACTGCCTGCTTTTTTACCTTTAGCAGCCATTTTTTCATAAGTGTCTCCTTCATCTAATTGTGCAGCTGGTAAATTTTCTTTAGCCCAATTAGTCCAGATTTGTTTTACTTTAGCGGATTCTTTATCTGTTAATTCAGCTTCCCTTTCTCCTAAGAAATCATCGATAGCTTGAGTTAAGGTAATTTTTTTAGTTTTAGCTGTTTTGTATAATCCTTGAACAAATGCTGGGATTTCATAACTTAAAGTAAGATATTCAAATGTAGTATCGGGGTCAGAACCATCAGGTTCAACACCTTTATTAAAATTATACTGCCCAACATGTTCTAATTCATGTCTTAATGTATCTTTAATTTCAGCTATTAAATCATTATATGCTTTAGGAAAATTATTAGGGTTATAATGGATTTGGATAACAATTGTATCTTCATCTGCTTGGGCATTTATAATAAAAGGAATTGGACCTAAAGTCTTTATATCTGTTGGGATGAATTTGAGTTCTAAAGTATATTCAATATCATCTATCATACCTTCAGTGTCTTCTTCATATTTTTTACCAAAGTTAGCTTTAAATTGGTTTATAATATATCGCGATTGCATTAATATTTCAATATCATATCTCCCCTCATATAATTTACGGCGTAAACCTTGAGTTAATTTGGAAGGTACTTGGACCATTTGCCCATGTGAATCTACCTTATTAAGATAACTTCTTAGCTTTTTCATATTGGCCATATGTTTAGCCATTTCCTGTTTATTCATAGTACCACCCATAAATTCTTGAACGGGCATTGTAGTATCCACTAATTTAGTCCAAATTTCTTCTTTTATTTCTTCTGGGAGATAATCAGGAATAAATTTAAAAAACTCAGCTTTATTATTAGATTTAATTATTTCACGCATACGAGTACCTGAAATACCCCCAGCTTGTGGTGGAACTAATTCAATATCCGCTTTAATATTACGTGGTTCAGCAAATTTTGGAATGCTATTATAGCGACCATCAGATGAGTCTTTTTCACCTAATCCTAAAATGACTGTAGATCCTTCTGGTGCGGTTTTTTCTACAAAGTCGTATACATCTTTTACAGGTGATGGTGATTGTGCAACACTTATAATTAATTTTTTTGAGCGAGGGTCTGGATCAAATTCTTTATAAAAACTCCATATTTCAAGAGCTAATTCTTTACCTATACCATCTCTTTCTTTTTGCCCAATACGAACTATAACTTTATCAGCAGAATTTGCTAAATATTTTGCCATATTATAATGACCTAAATGAGGTGGTTTAAACCCACCTGGCAATAAAGCTATTTTCATTAAACTATAGTTTGTCAATACATATTAACTATTGATACAAGATTTTCTTTTCTACTAAACCCTGAAAAGTTAATGGTTTTGCATTCTGTAAAATGTGGGTCATTTTTGTGAATCCTATTTCGCCTGGGTCTTTATCTTGGAGTTCTAGTAAAAATATTTCTTTACCATATGCCATAAGTTCCTTAGCATATTTAAGGGAATCATTAATAGCATCCTGATCTAGCGCAAGGTATATTTGTTTTACTTTACTTCTAACAAGTTCTTTATATAATGTTTTGCTAATACGTTTACCAAATAGTGGTATAGCGTTACGTTTGAGTGCTATTGCATCAAATGCCCCTTCGCATAAAATAAGTGGTAAATTAAAATTAACTAACATATCAAACCCTATAATATCTTTTGATGTAGGGGGTAATTTATGTTTATGATATGCATCTGGATCAAATGAACGCCCAACCCAATAATTTAAAAAACCGTTTCTGTCATAGCTAGGGATAATAATAAAATTACTTAATGGACCCTCTTCAATATATCCTATATTATATTTAACCACATCTTGAGCAGTAACTCCTCTAGATAATATATAATGGTATGCTTTGTCTCTAGTTAAGCCTTTACCTTTAAGCAATGTAGTAAATCCTTCAGGCAATTGAAGTTGGTCTTTAGGAGCTTCGACATGCTTAGTTTTAAAATTATACTGAGCATCAATACTTTGTAGTTCTTGGAACGCTGTATATGGTGCTTTAATGAATTTAAGGAGTTGTAATGCTCTGGCTCCTTTAAAACCACAAACCCAACATTGGTATTTTTGGGTTAACTTGTTTAGAGTTAATTTTTTCTTGTGGTGATTACAGTTGGGACATGTAAAAACTGCTTCGTCTCCTCCTCGGGCCATTTTGCTTCTTCCTAGGAGACTTTCGAGCAAATATACCAATTGATCTTCCTTCATACTCCCAAGGTACGAAGGGAAGTTCAAATATCAAAATCCTTCTTAAAATATCGTCCTTCAATGTTATCATTTAAATATTCTTCACTCTCTAAAACCTCTAAACTAAATAGATATTTATTTTCTAAATAAGTTAGTTCCTTTTTTGAAAAAGCAGGTTGAATTATTTCGCGTTTAAAATCAGCTTGATTACCTTTTTTAACTTCTTCTTTAATGAATTGGTGTGAACCATAATAGGTTTTCCAATCGCTTTCTTTTTGAATCATTTTGAATTTAGGTGGTCGACCTTTACCCTCATGGAGTGCTAGTTCCTTTTTACCTAACTTTTTCTTTAAATTATATATTAGCGATTTTTTACCAACATATTTTTTACCAGTGGGGATGTGGGTTGTTTGGTAAACGTACCCATATGTACCTTCTGGAAATTCTTCGTAACTATTTGGTATTATCATGTATCGAATCTTATAACGAATGTAGTATCTGTTTCACTACTTGCTTTAATAGGTTGTCCTAATTTTCCTACTGCTAAAAGGTTACCATCATCATCATGTAATCCTACTGTGGTGATATAGGGTTTAAAATTAGAACCTGTTGCAAAATTAGCTATATCTTCACTTTCTGTTGATGGTATTTTACGAACTGTAGGGTTGGTTGTAAATTCAAATTCATCTTCAGTCATAGTACACTGATATTCATTTTCAGTAATTAGGTGAGTATTTTTATATTTTAATCGATTTAAATCACTACTATTAAATACATCCATATATGTTGGGTGGGTAATTACAGCAAACCCATTATCATAAAATAAATTACCAATATTAGGTGTTCCTACAATTGATTCAGATACATTAGTTATTTCGGTTGCTGATAAAGCTTGGTTCCACATCATTAATTGACTAATAGTACCACTTCCACTTCCTATATAATTAGTATATGAACCATTAGGTTGGGGTTTATTATATAAAGTTATATTTGCTTTATTAGATGTAGTTTTATTTAAAGTAGGTGAATTTTGTTGAATTGAAGTGACTTCATCATTATTACCTACTTTTATTTTTAATACTCCATTATCATTTTTACAAGAAACAAATTTGTTACCTGTTGTAGTTCTACCAAATATAGAAGCACTTACAAATTGTGTTGTTTCACCATCAGATCTTTCAAAAAAGATTGCTGATACATTAACAGAAGGTGTATTTCCTTTATAATATATTCTATAAGGAAATTGATTTCCTACAGGAGCTGTTCCTATTTTAGCAGATCCTGATCGAGATAAAGGGGTATGTTGAGTTCCTTCTGAAGGTAATATAGGTACGGATTTAGTTCCTTCTTTAGTTAAAATAAAATATTCTTTAGAAATACCACATTGATACCTATCTGCATCGGTTACATCATAATAAAAAGTGATAGTAAAATTATCATCTGTTTCAAAGTTAAACTGAGGTTGATGAGGAATTATTATGCTTGAAGTAATAACATTCGAATTCGCGAAAGTTTGTATACTATGAAATCCTGAGTTAGTACTAGGTATAAAATTAACATTGTTAAATTCAACTTCATTTAAAAAATATGAATCATCATATACTGTTCTAGTATAACCATTAGGGAATGGATTATTTACATATTCATTACCTGTTTCGTAATCTATTGTTAAATCAGCTCTTTTAAATGCTTGTGTTGGGCCCAGATAAATTAATCTATTATCTTCATTTGGAAAATTATCTTTATTAATATTTGCATCATAGAGATTTCCAAATCCATCATCCTTAAGATCAAATTGAAGGGGCCTTAAAAACGGAATTACTTTAGATCCAGATAGTTCAAAAGATTCTGGTTGAACTTCAAACCCAAAGGTTTTTTGGCTTAAGCTTAATAAGCTAGCACTTTGATATAATCTACGTTCTTGGGTAGTATAAGTAGCATCATCTAATTCAAGTTTATTAGCCCTTTCTTGAATATAGTTTCGGTAATAAAGTTTATCTATTTGGTAATATTTTTTACTACCAGCAGTAAATGTGCTTTTATTTAATCCACTCCACGCTAAGGATGCAGTTTGTGCACCAATTGAAGCTAAATCAGTACTATTATACTGTTTATGGGCTTCAAAAGATGTTATTTTTATGTCGTTAGCACTGAGTTTTTTAAATATGCCAGGCATTAATAATCAAGTTTAACCTTAATAAGGGATTCTTTAGTAAAATCTTTTGGTAATGGTTGGCTTAATTTAGCAACTGCTAATAAGTCTTGGTTATCATTATATAACCCTATAGTAGTAATATATGTTTCTGGATTGTCAATCATAGAATCAAATTTTAACGTACCGTCATCTTCAGTAAATGAATCATTAGTAGTGTAATTAAATTCTTGGTTTTTTGCCCTTACAAAATAATATTTACTAGCTATATCTTCTTGAGCATCTAATATAAAACTCGCTCCAGTAACAAGTTTATCTTGTAATTTTACGGGGTTTCTACCATCAGTTGCAGTAACGGTAGTTGCTAATGCCGTTCCATTATCAGCTACTAAAGCATCTAAAGCATCTTGATTTAATATTATAAATCCAGCATCCGGATAAACATACCCATATGAACCACTATCGGTAACATAAGTATTATTAGATCCAAATCTAACTCCGTTTGAACCAGATACTAGGTTAAATTCTCTACCAACACCTGCTCTAATTGCATTTGCAGATCCAGAAGTTGTTATTGAATCATCTGTAAGTTCAAGGTCACCTATTTTTAAAAATAAATTACCTGTTCTAATAGCGTTTTTATATCTGGCTCTATTAATATTAATTATATAAATACCATCTGGGGTGTGACCATTAAAACTAAAGTTTTGAGTTTCATCTCCCCCAAATACTAGATTTCTATATTGTCCATATATGGATTTAGCAGCACTAAAGCCTTCGCCTCCTGTACCTGAAGAAAATACTAAAGAACCACTTCCCATTTTATTACCGTAAGCGATTGAATACTGTACTTCGGCATCTGTGTTAGCATCAGGGTCTGTGCTATATATGTCCATAAAAAATGCACCACTAGAAGTAGCAGCAGTGGTTACATATTGTGTACTAGAAGAAAAATGACTTGCCCCAAGGTCATTATTGGGAGAAATACCAGACCATGCACTAGTAAATACTCTATCTATAGAATCTACTGTATCTCCGGTTGTAAAAGGTGTATAAGTTGCCATATTATATTATTTATTAAAATGAGGACCTAGCTTGGGCTGCTGAGGTTGTTCCAGCACTTGAGTTCTTTCTTACTGTTAATGTTATTGTAGATCGAGCTCCTGTATCTAAGCCTATTACTATAACAGAAGTAGCAAGAGCAGCATTACTACCAAATAATGTAGAGCCCGCTAATGTAGTACCAGTAAATGTAGTTCCTATAAATGTTTGTGAAAGTGCTGTACCTGTGAATGGGATATTAGATGTAGTACCAGTACCTGTTCCTCCTGTAGCGGTTCCCCCTTGGATTAATCTTCTATCTGCTATAGTAAATGAATAAGCAGATTCTGTTGTGACATCAAAATTAAGGGTATTAGGTGTAATTGTAAAATTAGCAGATCTACCTACACTAATATTATTAGATTGTAAACTTAATACTGGGATTTTAGTAGTACCTCTAGGTAAAGTAACTAATTTAGAAATCATAGTATTGTTTTCATTAGGAATAGCTTCAATTAATGGCAAATTTTCAATCGCTTCACCATAATAAGCTGATCCATCTGGGTGATTTTCATTATACAATGTATAATCAATCTCATCATCTGCTAAAGCAAACTGAGTAATGTTAAAAGATCCGTCTTGTCTTGACAAAAGTTCACGACCTTTTTTGGTTAAAATTGCGTCTACAATAACGCTTGAATTATCTAAATATCCCATTTAATTTTCGTTTTGTTTATAAATATATATTATTTAAGGGTTCTGTTGTTTTCATTTAAAGATGGCACTACTTTTCTATCACCTGTATCTAGCCCTGCCTGAACTAAAAGATTGATTAGATTATCTTTAATAAAAGGATGCAAATTATGTGGTATTATTATAAAAGGTTTGCTACCTATACCATTAGGTAATTCTTCACTTTTTTTTAAGTCAATTAGTATACTAGGTTGTGTTATATCACATCTAGATATAATAATACTACCAGTTTGGAATAATTCTGGAGATTGAGGAAAACCTAAACTACTATGGTTTGATACCGCGCCACCTGAAAAATCATCAGCTATAGGGTAAGCATTACTATTATAATGTTGGTGAAGTTCATTTTTAACCCTTAGTTTAGGTAATCCATAACCATCTTGTGTATAATCTGGATTACTGGGGTCTGTTGAAAATTGATCTGCAGGTTGAAGTCCTTGAGTTCCTTGGATATTAGTATCAACTCCAACTACTTGTACTGTTGAAAAATCTGTAAGATTATCATTTTCTGTAAAAGTACCTTCTAAGGAACTACTAAGAGTACCTTGTCTACCTACTATAATAGGAGTATCTGAACCACTTTCTGTAAAAGAAACGAAAAATCTTCTATTTTCTTTATCCCTTAATGTTGTGGGGTCCGGGTTATCGTTACTAATAGCTGAATATTTTGATAAATCACCAAAAAAATTAGCTAAGGAAGAATTACTAATAAAATCTGAGGTTCCTCCTATATATCCTAATGCATCTTCTTCTACTCGCCCATAAGTATATGCACTACCATAAAAGGATCCTGTATAAAATTCTAATAATTCTTCTCGACTAAACACAGTAGGGACCATCCCTGAGTTATAACGAGTTTCAGGGTTTCCTACTTGTGGTCCACCGGGAATGTTATCGCCTTCACTAGGCCAATAACCAAATATAATATCTGTATCATTGCCTGCTGGTTTACTTGTACTAATTAAATATGAACTAGTTTGTTCTAAAACAGTATCTTGTCCTAGGGTTAATCCAGGTGCTGGGCCAAATTTTACTATTTTTTTAAGTAATCCTATATTAAAATGGATTTTGTATTCTTGTTTTAATGAAGCTTCAATGCTATCATCAAAAGGAATTATTTGGCATAAAGTTTTATGTTTAAAATCATCATTAAAACTTTTATAAAAACCTTTAAGTGTAGTCCAACTTCCTTCTTTAAAATTATCTAATCTAGTATCTGTAATAGAAAGATCATCATTTATAGTAAGATATCTATTAGTAGAAACGTATGAATATCCTGGTATTGCTAGAATATCTTGATCATCTCCCCCATTTTCACTACCGATTAATCTATTACCAATATAAATGTTTCTTGTATATTTTTGAATAATTGGGGTTCTACTATCATTACCTACATCATCCCTCGTAGCTAAATTTATTTGAGATGCTTGTAATTGTTTACCATCATAACGAGATGAATTCCAAGCTTTAGTTGATAAAACTGAATCATTAAATTCAAATAAATCTTTTTTAGGAAGGTGGTAATTTATAATTATTTCATAAATTCTTGCATCAGATACCGCGTCACCAGCACCAGCAAAAAAATTATCGAAATAAATTCTAAGGCCATATATTTTAGTTTCACCTAAAGACCTGTTATAAGCTCTATCGAGTCCTCTCTGTGGATTTATATTAACAGTATACAATGATGCATCATCAAGACCTGCGGGGTTTTGGTATGGAAACTCTTCATCAGTTTCGTTTCCTTCAGGGTTAGTTATAAAAGCGATCCTACCTGAGGTATTCCTTCCCATACTGATTTCTAAAGATTGAATACCCTCATAAAATAAATTTTCTTGTGCTTCACCTGTAATAGAACTTGTATTAAATAATATTTGATAAAATTGGTTTGGGGTACCATTAGTTTGCATACCTGTAAAAGTAGTAATATCGCCATCAATCCCACTTAAAGCACCATATGGGGCATTATAAAAAGATACACTGGCACTTGGGTATGCGTTTAAATCGCTTGAAGAGCCGCTTAAAGTTAGTATTGCCATTTTTTATCTTAAAATATAAAATTTACTTTTTCTATTTACTTGTGCTACATTTTCAACAGCAGTGCTATAACTACCGTCATCAATATAATCTACAACGTCAATAACTACATCATTTAATGTTTCATTTGTAGAACTTATTGAACCTGATGGTGAATATTTGGCTAAGTGTTCAGTTTTTTGTTCGTAGTCAATATTTGTACCAACGACTTTTGCCCTCTCCAAATAATGTGGCTCAATAACTAAACCAGTTTTTAAATTAACTTTTGCAGGGACAAATTCCTTAATCATTTTAAATAAAGTATGATCAAAAAATTGTATTGTCCTTACATAATCTCCTATTCCTAATTTTTTTTCTAGTTTTTGAGTATAAATATCTCTAATAGTTTTTAAATCGGGATAACTACCAGATGTATAATGTGTTGGATCACCAATATAATCATCTAACCTAAATCCACCTAAAGTATATATTATATCTTCATTAACTTCAAAAGTTGGTGAGAAAAATACACCTACATCTGAATAATCAAGTGGTTGTCTATCTTGTGGTGATGTCTCAACTGAGATAAATGAATCTAAGAAATTATCATCAAAGGTACCATTGTCAATTCTAATTTTATCTGAAACCATCCCTGAACCTACGGTGTCTGGGGTTGTCAAATGGTGGGTTTCTTCTAAAAATACAGTTTTACCAGGAAAATAATATACATTAGATATTCCTCCAAAACCATTTTTTGATGAATCGGGGGCATGGTTTAATTTATTTTGCCCAGCATTGATATCAAAACTTGGTCCTGTAAGATCTGATATAGACCCTAATGGAACTCTATACAATAATTGTTCATAACTAGAACTTACTGAATTACCATTATAATTAAAAGGTGATAAAGATTGAGATACTATAGTAGATTCGTTAAGTACTTCTCTCCATATCCTAAGTTCTTGTATAGAACCTGTGTATCCTATTCTTTCACCTCCATCATTTTCTCCTATAAAAGTTAAATCTTCGCGAAGAGGTAAAACAAATAAAGTTTCACCCGTACTTCCTATAACTGAATCAAAATAATCTTCAGCATCTAAACTACATGAAGCTACATAGGTGTTTTTATTAGGAGTAGTTTGGGTAGCGTAAGCTGTTATGTTTTTAGTATTTTGATGGTCATAGGTAACGCTTATATTCCATGGTTTACTATTATAAAAGGGAATTAATGAACTAGATACTACTTTTTCACTACTTAAATTTTCTTGTGAACTACCAGTTACTATAAGTAAATGTGCAAATGATCCGCTTTCTTGTAAATTATTATTTAAACTTTGTGATATTTGGATAGCTACTTTACCATCACCATTAGTTCCTGTGGTTAGGATTGTTTGGGTTCCTGTTTTAAAATTATTATCAGGTAAATATCTTACTTGGACACTTTTAGGTGTCGCTGCGTTTGAACCCCAAGCATTATCATCAAAAATTCGAGTAGCCCTAATTACAGCAAAATCATAACTGTTTGAAGGGGAATCTTCATTAGACACCATTTGGCTTTCTTTTTGATAGCTAAATGTTCTAAATCCTGTTTTGTCTACTAAGGGACCACCATACTCTTTAACATGAAGAACTGTTTCAGGAATACCATAACAAGCAATTAATGCTTTTAATCCACGTTCAGTACCTTTAGTTTTTAAAAGGTATGATGAATTATGATATAATCGTTTCCAGATTTCTTTAGCAATGTCACCCTTTGGAATTGATCCCCCATTAGATGCTGATATCATAGTAGCAGTATCATCGGTTCCAAATTGGAAGGTACCTGTACCATCATCACCAATTAAATATTCATATAATGATGAATTTGAAAATTGATCATATGCACTAATTCCTCTTGAAGTAAGTTGGTTTAATACTAAATCTTTAGATATACCATCTTTTAATCCACTATACGCTTCATTAATATCTGTGATACTATCCATATATGCCCAAATACCATCAAAATGTTGGGCTATCATTTCAACAAATAAAGTATATTTGTCGTTTTGAGTATTATCTTGAATGTGAGGAGGGATTGTACTAACTAAATTGTATTGGTTACAATCATCAAATTTAGAAGCACTAAGCATTTGCCCACCATAATATTCATCTTCATAACTGTCTATAGGAGCACCAAACCAAGAAACGGCTGCTGCTGAATTAACTTTAGAATTAACAAATGGTTTTCGCGATGTAGCTTTAGTTTTAGGCCAAGCAAACGCCCCTGATTCATAATAAAGGTATCTTTCATAATAGTCAAAACCTTGTATTAATTTATTTTTTTTATTTCCTAATATAGTTTTATTTTCAGTAACAAAATTTGAACTAGTTATATCACCTGTAATATTGTTTAATTTAGCGATAGAACCAGAATATTGTTCTAATAATTCTAATTTATATTTAAAGTTGCGTAACCTTTCAGTAGCAGAACTAAAGTGAATAAAATTTTCAAAATGGTAACCTGAAGGGGTATCTACATTATCAAACTCTAAATCTATTTGTACACTACTACCACTTAATAATCCTTGAATGTTATTAAAACTTGAACTAGTAGCGCCATTATTTAATATTTGATCAAATGTTTTATACCCACTAGGAACAGTAAATATATCTTCATTAGATAAGGTAAAATTAGGAGGCCCAATATCAATACCAAAACTAGTTCCTGTTTGGGTGTTAGCCATTTGAGTAGTGACTTCGAAAGGATTAATTACCTCTTCAAATATCCTAAAACGACTATTAATCCCTAAATTATTAGGAAGGGGGTTATATAATTTAATTAAACCTGTGTTGTCTTTATCTAATAAAGCATTTAAAGCTAATAATACTGTTCCCCTCCCAAATGTAAGATTTATATCTTTTATAAAATTTGATTGGTTTAATATTCTAGATAAGTCATTTATAGCATTAGAAAAACTTTCTTGGTTTAAAGTATCAGATTTAATTCTAATTTCTCTCCTAGAAGGTGAAATTTCTGAAATATAAAATAATTTATTAAGGCCTTTAGTTAAAATTCTTCGTTGAAAAGAAAAATTCATTACATATTTACCTGAATTATAACCATAATCTTGTAAAACTTGTTCAAAATCTATATCAATAGATGTTATTTTATTATTATCTGAGGTTGTTCCTGGTGTATCATAATATGGTGTATAATCATTAAAGAATTCATCTACAAGTAAAATTTTACCATTTTGGTCAAAAATAGTTAATTCTATAGAATCATTACTTTGTCCAAAACTTCTAATTAAAGTTTTACTTGAAAGTTGATTTATATCCTGATCATTTATACTTTCTATAGTTTGTGTTTCTATAATAGCCATATTCTACTTTTATAATTGTGGTCCTTCTCCCGGTATAGCACCCACCCCGGACGCAATATTTAATCTTACTCTGTTAATCATGTCTCTTAAATCATCTTTTACTTTACCTTCAGCACGTTTATCTATAGCAGCATTCCACTGATTATAACTCTTAGTACTAATATTACCGTCCTCTTTTTCTTTAGCTTGACGTAAATCATTAAAGTTTTTATTTAGAGATTTACGGAGTACCCCTTCATTATCCATAATTTCAAGAGTAGTCCTTAATTTACCATATTTCATTTGTGGGTTATTAGCAAAATCAGTACCATAAAGTGCTTGGTATTCTGCTAATGCTATTTGAGTATCTGCTTCTTCTTGTGCTTCTTGTGTTGCTTCTTCTTGGGCAGCTATTTGTAAAGTTGATAATTCTCCCTGAATTGTTAATAATTGTTGGTTTAAGGATTCTATTTCTACATCTTTAGAATCTATTATAGATTGTAAGGGACTTACATAATTATCCAAATAATCTAAACTAGTTTGTACTATTGTATTATGTGAATTTTCTCCCTCTTTAGGTATGTCAAAAAATAATTCATTATATAAGTCAAAAAATTGTTGGATATTAACATTTGGGGTATTTGAAGTTAATTCATTAAACCCTAAATCTATTTTATCTCTAAATTCTTTTAGCGAATATACTACTTTATTAAAATTAATATCACCTTCATATTTATCTGGAATTGGATTTTCTTCATCCTGAATAATAATGGGGGTCTCAGGTACAGGACTTACTTGGGGTCTTCCTCTACTTATGCGGGTTTTTCCGTAAGATCTAGCCATTATGATTTAGTTATTTTAAAGTAATAATCTTCATCATATACTCTTACACCATCATTATTTTCATGTTTAAATAAAAGTTTATAATATCTTTCTTCTTGTAACCCATTCATATATAATTTAAAAAACATGCCTTCAGAATCAGCACTTAATTTAGTGGTACCACTAAAAGGTATAACTGTTTCTTCTGTGGCATAGTCAACTAAAGAATAAAAAGATTTACTAGTAAAATACTTTACATCTAAATAATTTGATGAAGTAACAAATTTACGTGTAGGGTATAATTCTCTAACATTAAGCCTAAATTTAGGGTCTTCTATGGTTTTAAATTCTCCTTTATTATTTCTTAAAGTAACATATATTTCACCTGTTTTTAATATTTTATCAGGAATAGCTGAATCAGTGTCATAAGAGGAATCATCCCATGATATATCTAAATAAGGGGGATATATAGTATGGGTATCCATTGAAAAGAAATTCAATTCCCCATCATTTATAGCTGTAAATTCTTGTGATCCCGAACGTTTTATTATAAATCCATTATTGATAATTCCATTAGGGTAAGTAGCATCATTATTACTAGCACTATAATGTTTTAAGACTGGGGATGTAATATCTAATGATATATCTAATTCATCATTATAACCATAACTTCTATTTATTTCAAATCCTGATCCTGTATACCAAATTCCTCCCCCCGGAGCATTACTAGTAAAACTTCCTGTTACTCCTGTAGGGAGACTACCGGTATTCCAAAAGGTTCCTATAGAATTATATTTGAGTGAGTCTTCACTTCCATCACGATATTTCCATGAAGCCCCATCGGTAATTTTGGGTTCATTACCTAATCTACCAGTACCATTTATCCAACTTTCTGCTAAAGGAAAAATTTCTAAGTGTTGGTCTATACTTAGTTCTCTATGTTCAGTTTGTAATAATTTTATACTAGCAGTAATAATGGTTTTATCTTGAACTATATTATTTATAACACTATCTACTTCAGTGTTTTTAAATTGAATTAATATTCTACTAGGATAATAATTATTATCTGTAAAAGATTGTTCATCTCTTAAAGTTAATATTTCATCAATACCCGTGTTAGTAGATTGATGAGTTGGATGGGAATATATTGTGGTATCCTTTTCGGGAAAAATAAAGTAATGTGCCATTGTTATCTAGTTATTCTACCAATTATATCATTATTTGGGTATTTTAATTCAAATATTGAAGGATCTACTGGTGGGTATATTATGTTATTTCTAGTAGCTGCTTCAAAATTGTATTTAAATTGAGAATAACCACTATTAGTACCAAATTTATTATTAAAAGTAATTTTACCTACATTTTGTACACCATCTACATTATATAAAATATTTGATACATCTCCTGATATAATAGGTTGGTTGACTTGCCAATTATCAATATTAAAAAATGTTTTTAAATTATTAATACATGTAATTAAAACTCTTTCGTTATTAAATCCCTTTTTTACACTAATATCAAATTCTACATTAAAGTTTAATATTGAAGCATTTTTAATATTAATAGAATCCGTTAACATTCTATATTGTTCTAAATATGTAGCTAAATTTTCTTTAGCTGCTAAAGATAATGTTTCTAAATTTTTATTTAAATCATATCCTAAAATATATAAATTTAAAGCATTAGGATTAGCAATACGTTTATTAGTTTCTAAGGAGATTTGATTATCTTGTGTTATATAAGCTTTAGCTATGTTGCCAAATTGTACCGGTAACGATAAAGTTCTAAATATATAATCTTCTTTTGTTACAGTACGTTTTTGGGCAGCAAATTGAGCCATAGTATTAAGGCGAATATCTTGTGCTGAATCACCAGGACCTCCTCCTAAAGCCGGTTCTGGATTAGTACATGCTAAGGAATTTATTGCTGTATTTAATACTCCTGAACTGAGATTTCCTTTTCGTTGCGTGATAGATACGTTACCTACTCTATTAATAGTATTAGCATTAGTATTAGCATTTTTGCCACCTCCTACCATATAACTAACGGTTAATGTGGTATTAGAGGGGGATTCACCATATGCCTTAGTAAATAAGAAATTTGAAGGATCATACGCTCTATCTAATAAAGACTTACCATCTTTTATTCCTAAACCTATATTATCTGGGTTAGGAATAATTGAGGTATCATCACCCCCTGTAGATCCTGCACCAAAGTGGATTTCTAATTTTTTATTTGATCTAAATCTAGTAATAAATCTTTTAGATACTTTTTTAGTTCTTAGTAAATAAGGTACTTGACTATTATATTGGGGTAAATCGGGATCAAAAGCTTCATTGTTAGATACTTCTTCAAAAATAGTTTCTTGTGCTAGATAGGGTACTTCAGTCCATGTGTTACCTTCAGTATCTGTAATAGATTGAATACCTATTATATTACTGTCATCTAAAGATATTGTTTTAAATCTTTCAGCACTTCCTATATTAAAAGTTGCTGTTTTGATTTCAGCACTTATGGCTTTAGCTTTTTTCTTTAAAAGAAAATACTCAGGTTGACCACCATCAAGAGAATAAACAGTTTGTTCAGTAGGATCGGCAGATGATGAAAAAGCAAAGTCTACGGATTTTTGTATTATGTAACGATTATTAGTACTATTATTAGGAAGAAAATCTGAATTTTCTTCTATTCTATAAGCATAATCCCAATCTGGATTACCACTACCATTAGCGGGGATTTGTTGAAATATTTCTAAATCAACTACTGCCGGGCTAGTAACAGCTGGTACATATCCTAAATTATATGCTAATGCATATAAATTTTCTCTTTCTTGAGCATATTGTAAAAATACTTCTTGGATTTGGGCATCAGTATAAAATGAAAGAACATCTCCTATATAAGATGCCATTTCAATAAACATAGTACCTGGACTACCCTCAGTAAAATCATTTAATAAATCGGGGTAATATGTTTCAGCCATATTAATTAAAGCAGATTTAAAATCGCTAAAATCTTTATCCAGATACCTTACTGGTTTAGTATTATTTTTTGCTGTTGAGTATGCCATTATACTTCGTTATTAAAATTGTCGTTAGTAAAACTTAATGCAATTGAATCTTCTTCATCATTATTATTTAAACTGTAGTTAACTGTTACGAATAATGTATGCCCCTGTATTCCTCCGTCTTTAAGGGCTATATTTTTTATTGTAATTTCTGGGATATATCTTTCTACTTGTGGTGTAACTATAGATCTTAGTTCATCCCCTGCTATTAGGGTATTTTGTTGAAATAAACGATTTTTTAAACCAACACCAAAATTAGGATGGTGTAATCTTTCCCCAGGTGAGGTAAGTAACACATTTATTAGTTTTGATTTAGCATGTCTTTTAGTAGTAAAATCTAAATCAAATATCTTTTTTTTATTAAAAGGTAAACGTATCCCCACTGCGACTTTGTCATCAATGTCGACAGGATCTATTTTAATAGGTTTACGTAATTTAATAGCCATTAGGGTCTAAATTCTTTTTTCTTTTCAATTGCTTTCATTACTGGACTCCAATCTTTGTTTACAAATTGACTTACGGGGTCATTTGCATTAAATATTTGTTCCGGTGTTGGAGACATTGCAGTTTCATTTAAAAGTGAATTAAGAGCATTATCATTACCATTAAAATTAGGAGGTGGTATTTGGGATTTTAATTTAGCTCTAAAATCTTCAACTTCTTGGGTATTATTTGTAGTTTCTACTACACGCTGTTGAGTTGGTTGGGTAACTAACTCTTCTTTTAGTAATGCTATCTCACGTCTTAATGCATGATCTATTTCTTCTCGCACAACTTTTCTAATTATTTTTTCGAATGCATTTATTTTCATCGTTATTAGTTTTTAATAAATATAAATTGTTTTAATTTATTGTAGTTTCTATTATATCAGATTGATATAATTCAGTACCAGGTCCGTTTTCTCTTATTTCAACTCTTACTTTTCTAGTTGATGGAATTATTAAATCAGTAATTACTGTAGATAGGTTATCGGGGTTAGATAAATATTCTTCTAAAGTAGTACCTCCTAGTATAACGTCAGAATTTTCATCTCCCGTAGTTGTATCTTGTAATTCGGGTAAATTTAAACCTAAAATAAAATTAGTCCATATAGTACGTATTTGTTCTAATAATATATTTAGTTGATTTATTATTGATTGTGTGTTAGAAATACCTATATCTATAGGGGGTATTAATAAGTTTGTTTCTTTAGTAAAGAAATTTTCAAAAGTAGGTAAAGTACTAGAAATATCACTAAATTTTTGAACATTATCTTTAGCTAGTTTTTTAAAGTCACCTGCTTTATCTATTATAGTACCACTTACAACAGGTGTTACTTGAGTAGCTAAAAGGCTATCTATTAATATAGGGAGCCCTTTAAGTACCTCAATAAGACTACCTATAACCGTTCCTGGACCAATAAGGTTATTTAAAAATGTAAAATTTTCTCCTATTCCTACAAGTTTATCTTTAATAACTTGCAGTTCTCTTTTAGATCCTTCTAGTTTTTGTATAGCTTTTTCTATAGTTCTGGTAGTTTTTTGGTAAATTTGTTCGGCTTTACGTAAAGTAGTAGGGGAATTTGAAGATATACTGTTTAATTCATTTTTAAATGATTCAGGGGAAGGTATATTATTATCAAAAGTTTCTTGGGCTTTTTTTTTAGAAAGAGCTAAAATTTTATCTTTTGAATCCGATAATTCACTAGATGCCCTATTTAATATATTATTTGTAATATTATTTATCATTTTATAAATACTTTTTTACTATCCATATCATCAAGTCGAGATCTAACCTTAGCTAAGTCCTTTAAAATGGTTTGTGATAAACCTAAATTAACTGCTGGGTTGGGGCCTGATAATCCCGATGTATTAGGATATTGAATTGAAGAAAACATTTCTAAAGCACCTATTAAATCACCTAATATTAATTTTAATTCCCTACTTCTAACAGCTGGTATATTAACATCTTGACCATTTTCAATAGGGCCTATATAAACAGTAGGGCTATTTAAAAACATATTACTTTTACCATTTACATGGAATTCGCCATCAGTTTTAAATAAAAAAAGATTTTTTGATGAAAAAACACTGTCATCACGGCCATTAAATACTAATCGATCACTGTCAATTAATATTTGTTTACCTACAAATTGGTCTTCTTGTGTAAATGTAGTAGCCATTATACTTTTATTTTATTAGCTGTATCTTTAAATGAATCACTATTCCATTGTGAATAAAATTGATTACCTATATATGAATCTTTATTATTTCCATATTCATCATAACCCCATATATTAAATCTAGTTATCCATCTTTTACGTAATAATTTTTCACAAAACTGTGGTACGCTAAACCAGGGACATGGTTTATTTGCTATTTGATTGTGACCTAATATTTGGATATTAGGGTAAGTTTCTACATATTTTTTTATTAATTTACCTAAAGTAAACATTTGTGAATCAGTAGCATCAAAATTATCTCGACCTCCTACCCAATTAAGGTGGATACTTTCTTGATTTATACCAAGAGCCCCATTTGTACTAGCACTATCAGGATAACAACGAGTAGCTTTACCATCTCTATTAATTATCCAGTGATATCCACCTGTATTCCATCCGTTTCCATCTCGTTTAGTGAGAAAATACCACATTAACCACGCAGGATTTGATTTTTCGCTTGAAGCCGCTGTATGAATGCATAAGTATTTAATATTTCTATCTACTAAATTACGATTATTCATTTTTAATCCTAGATCTGGTTGAGGGAGTTTTAATAAACCTCCTCTTTTATTTTTAAAAATAGGTTCACCTCCCCTTTCCCATAGTTTTATAGCTTCTTCATTTATAATTTTATAATCTGTTTCAGCAGGAATGTCTTCGGGGTTTAAATCTTCTCCCCCAATTGTAACATATGGTTGATTTTCGACGGAAGGTGTTGCAAATTCTGTGCCTGAAATTTCAATTAATTCTTCTTCGTATTCTAATAACCCTTCTTCAACCGATTCATCTAAGGCATCAAAAACAGGATCTCCTGAACTTGTAATAGGGGTGGGTTCTTGTAATGTAATAGTTTCTACTTGAGGAGTATCAAAATTAAACTGTATTGGTTGGGTATTTAATTCGGCTTCAGGTAATGCCTGAGGGATTATTACTGGGGGTGGTGCACTAAGTTCTTCTAAAGGAGGTTTAATAGGTTCATATGTTGAACTTAATGAGTCAATATTAGTAGAAGTAGCATCTATATTAATACTTTGGTTTGAAAGTAAATAAATAGAAGCAGCATCTTTGGTTACGTTTTCATTTTCACCTGTTCCTAAACTTAATATCATAGCAGGATCACCTACACTAGGGTTACCATCATCAGCTATATCAGTTACATTATTACTAATAGCATTTACCCCACTAGGGCCTGTAGTTGTCATTCTGATTCTTTGTCCTGTTTTTCCCTCTTGTATTGAATCACCTTCAGTTGGTCTTAAAGGTCGTAATTCAGGATTTTCTTGAAAATATGTACCTAATTTTATAGCTACTTGATTATTATCTTTAGAATCATCTAATCTAAAAATATAATCACCTTCGGCATTTTGGAATAATCTATATTCAGGAGCCCCAGCATCACTTCTACCTGCGGTATATCCTAAATTACGTAAATAATCTTCTAATTGTCTCGCTGCTATTTCCCTGCTTATAGATTTAAATTCTTTTTTAAATTCAAAAGCACTTACATTAGATTCTCTTTTAGAAGATCTTTTTTTAGTACTTTTTTCAGTTGGAAGAGCATTTGAAGCCGTATTATTATGGACATTTACTGCGGGACCATAATATAAAACTTTATTATTTAATTTACCTTCTAAATCAGAGTATGAATCATTACCCGTTGCTTCAATAATTTGTACTATTTCCCCTATATTAGGATAAGTAAAATTATTTCTACTTATGGGTTTAGCACTAGGTAACGATGTAGAATCAATAAATTCTTCATCATTTTTTACGTCTGTAAAAAATATTACTCCTATATCGTCAGGGCTATTATATGCTTGGTGGTCAGGTGATAGTATTATGTCAGCTACTCTTTTATTTAAAGACTGATTTTTAGTACCTCCTATTCCCCCTGATGATATTCCTTTATTCTGATTTCTTCTTAGGCTCATTTTGTGCTACTTCTTCAGCTATTTGTTGAAGTTGTTTTAATTCTTCGTCTGTGAGTAATGAATCTCCACCACTTGAAGTAGCATTATTATTAATTCGTTGAATAACAGCCATCATTTTAATTAAATGTTCGTCATTCTTTACACCTATCTCAAGATATTCCTTAATAAGAGGTACTACTACTGGAGCATCCCCAATATTTTGTATTAAAGGTTTTAACTCAGCTATTAAAGAATTTATTTGTTTATCCTTTTTTTTGCTATTACTGTATATTTCTTTAAATACATCTGATGATGTTTTACCTTCAAATATTACTGTATCAAGTGGATTACTCATGGTTATAAATATATCCAGTTTCAAGATATTCAGCATAACATTCATTAAATACTGTTCTCATTTTCTTTACAACCTTAGTTATAATAGGGGTTTCTTCTTTAGTTATTTCTCTTATAAAAATATAAATAGCTTTTTTATTAAAGATTTCTAAATTTTCTCTATTTTTAAAGATAGTAAGAACAGCATCTGCTACTTTTGTTTCAGATTCTTTTTTAAACATTTTATAGATACGTTTATCCATATATTTTATATACAGATCTAAAAATTCTATCTTTTCATTACGAACTTCATCCCTATCAAATTCGTTTAATATATTATCATCAGTATCTACGTCAGTTAGGTCAGCTTTAATTTTCTTTTTAGCATAGTTTTTATTATTATATAATATAAGGTAATTCTTACCCACAATACTAAAATATGAAAATGCTTTACCTTTACCTACTTTAAAATAATGAAGCTTTTCTAAAAGAAAAGTAATAACCTCATGTTTTAAGTCTTCGAGATCATCAACTTCAGTATAATAAAATTTAAAAGTATGTATAAGATTTTCAGCTAATTTATAAAATGAATAATGAATTCTTTCATTATATATTTTATTTCTTAAAGCTTGATCTTCACTAGCTAAATATTCTACTATCGCTAGTTCTGTGTCTTCTGTAAAATATAGTCTTTTACTTTTACGTCCTCTTTTTTTCGCCATTTAGATTATCGGAGGCGAAATTCGTTTAATGCCTCCTGAATCTTCTTAATTTCAGTGAAAAACCAACCTATTTCATCGTCTGCCACAAATAAACCCCTATCGTCAATAGTTTTTAATCTATTGTTACAAGAATCAATGGCTTCGCTTTGTTTTGCTATAAAATCTTCTAAAACTTCGTTTTTCTTAGTAAGATTTCGGATAGCAAATCCAGCTACAATTAGTAGGGCTAATAATATTCCAATTAGTATTTCCATTAGTCAGTAAAGAATGAATCAATAATTGATTTAGTTTTTTCGTTGAAATTAGGATTATTTTCTACGTTTATCGCTTTAGCCTTCCTTAAATTTTTATCAGCTTTGGAGGCATTTGCGGGTTTAGACGGTTGTTGTACAACCGAACCTCCGGAATTCCAAATTTGATATTCAATTTCTTGAGCTGTTTGAATAGCTTGATGAAGAAGTAAAGGTAAATGGGTTCTAAGTTTGGTTTCTTTTTGACCACTGTAAAAATAAAATTTATTACTTTCGTCAAATAAACCTTCTTGATTGCGGATAGCTAAATACTCATTATGTGAAATTTTAATACTAGCATCCTGTAGTAAATACATGGTGCGATCATAAATTTTCATAGCTGGTACATTTTCGTTAAATTTATATACCATACCTAAATTCTTAACATGCCAATCAGAATCATTTTTAGTAAAATACTCACTATCCCAATCTCCTAATTTACCTAACTGACCAAATAGAGATACAAAATTAAGTTCTTCTACGGTATATGATTCATTAGCTTCATGGAATGAATATAATTTATGTAATTGGTTAGCTATTTTATTTACACGCAAAATATGATCTAAATAACCCCCTGGAAAAGCATTATTAAACCAATCTTTAGTGGATGCAGGGGCAAACATCATTCGCTCCTTTAGGCAATCCGTAAGTGTTTTTAATTTTTCTAGGCGTTCACCTTCAAAATTTGTTTCTAAAACACCATTAAAGGTTTCAAAATTAACCTTAATTTGTTCTGCTCCTATCATCATCCCATAAATCCTACTCGTGATTGATCTTTTTCAGGCGTTATGCTGATAATATTTTGGAGTTCTTCATACAACTCTTTTAAATCATTTTCCATATAATGGAGTGCTTTAGTATTTTCACCTCGTTTAACCATACTATGTACACGAGATAAGCCTTGATCTAAACGATCTAAGGCTATTTGTAATTGTCTTTTATAAGCCATATTAAATATTTTTAATGAATATACGAACTATTTTATTGTTTTCCAAATTTTTTGTAATAAGAATTACATACTCTTAACCTTTCTTTAAAGTGAGTTTTACTTTGTGCTTCAGGGTTATGAGCTAAAAAATCACTACTTAAAACATTAAGTGAATCAAGAA